ACGGGCAATTATCTCATTGATTCTTTCCTCAAGAGCAATATTAATCCAGTACATAGCCACAGCATCCTGACGGTATACTTCTTTCCACAAGAGTTTCTCAAGAGTTATCTGCTCTTGAAGCTCATTTAGAAATACTCCCTTTTCTTTTTGGTAGACTAATCTTTTAGGAGGTCTGCGTAGGATGTCTAGAGTATCTCTAAAACCATTACCAAGGGTATCAGTAAAGAAGACTGTCCTCAGTTCCCCAGGAGTTGAGCCAAATGTCATCTTTGGTGCTGTCATCAGCAGCAGGAAGATACTTAATATCCCTAATAATCCTAACTCTTTGTTTTTCATTTTGCAGCTTTATGTAGTTAATCTTTTGTTGTCTTAAACTGTCTCTGTATCTAAAAGCAGCGTCATCCTTTGACCGGATAACCTGTCTCACAAGAATGCTATCTCTAATAGCCTTAGCATTGTTAAACTCTATCTGCTCTTTTAGTGCATTCTTTGCATTGGTACCCACTTCATAAAAAATGACAGCAAATAAAGCTAGGACAAAGATAACTATCCAGTGTAGATTTTTAATTAGTCTATCCATGATGTTATTGAATATAATGTTTTTACGGGCCTAAAGGTAAGGTAAACTCCATCACCCTCATTTGAGTTTCCTCTATTTGTATTCCCCTCATAATTAACAGTCATACTTTCTGACTGCATATGATCAAAGAAACCAGTGTGTCCTATCCTACCCTTACTACTATAATATAAGGTAATTACATCAGCTTGTTGAGGATCCTTCTTGAACTTATTGTTAAAGTAAACTATGTTCTTCTTGTTATGCGCTGTTGGTGACCAGGCTGTAATAGTATTCTTTACTCCTGCTTCTATTAAACACCAGTGCACAAAGGCAGCACACCAAGCAAATCCTTTTCCAAGACCTACTGATTTAAGGTATTTCTCTACATCCTTACCATCATTATTACCGGTCCTTTCTCTTACTCCTAACTGAGACTTATAGATAGCAGCAACCTCAGCTCTAGTATTACTTGAACTGGATTCCTCTATTTCTGTTACTATTTCTAGTTCCCCATAAGACAGTGTATCTATCTCACCAGGTATGTAAACTCTAGAGCTAGGACTTAGATCAGGTTTACAACTAACCAGAAGAATAAGCAAAGCAGCATAAGCTGCAATACGGGTATAAATAGTACTCTTAACCATGATGGTAATTTTTGAAAGTCATCTCTAGCTGTTCTTTTTCTTAAGTAATCTGGGCTCGTAACATCCTTCTGTTTATAGTAGTACCTATACCAACCTCTATGGTAGAGATTAATCATAAGATTTACTACAGAGAATCCTGTAAAGAATGCAAAGGATGCTATGATAACTCCATTAAGTAAACCAGGAGGGAAGATTCCTACACTAGGTCCCCATATGGTGTATAGAGTAGCACTTACCCATAATACAATAATAAAGGTTAGTGGTAGGAGCCATGTTCCCTCCCATTCTTGTAACCATCTGGTTACTTTTTTAAACATGTTCTTCATTTTATGAAAATTTTAGTAAATGTAAGAAAAATATTTAACTGCATGATATTGAACTAATAGGAGGTGGTTGAGGAGGCATAACTGCCCAGTTTCTGCAGTTAGAAACAGTTCCTGAATATGTCCATAAGCTAATACCAGCATCACTATCTAAGTCAGTAACATTTAGATACTCAATGTCTTGAATAGTTCCAACTAAATTAGATACGGTGAATATTCTTTGTGTTCCCGGTACAGAAGACTGAAAAATTATAGATCCTAAAGGAGTGCCATATGCTTGGAATCCTTTATTTACAACACAGTTATCAGCCAATAATACTGTTGTACCTATTGCGTCAAGTCTTAAAACTAAATCTAGTACACATCCATTTGTAGTTAGGGTGCTATTTGCATTAATTGATAATACCCCGGTTAGACTAGAGCTAATAGTATGGGTGTTAGAAAGAGTAACATTTCCAGTAATAATAAGTATTTGAGTAAAAATTAGTTGTCCTGTATAGCCAGTAGTAGTCAGGCTTATAAATGGAATTGATGGTATACCAGTAACTGTACAGTTACCCGGACCTGCAGCATTAAATATAATAGAGTCTCCACTTACCGGAGCTGTGCCTCCTGACCAATTTGCACCTGTGCTCCATATAGAGGCTGTTGTTGCTATCCAAGTTTTAACTGCCATTATCCTGATATAAATGATGAGAATCTAGTTGCTGGTAGTATCCAGTTATTCCAGTTTTGGGTGGTTGTAATTACTCCAGATTTGCTCCAAATAGTCTGCCCCAGACTACTATCTATATTAGTAGCTCCCATTCTCCACACGTTTTGATATGCTCCAAAATCTAAAGTAAAGTATACGGTTCCTACCCCAAACCTGAACATACGACTATTAGTTTGAAATCTACTTCGTGCATTAAAAATAAAACTAC